CATTACGGCGACAAATATCCACGCAAAGATTGATGAGCGAGATCCATGCTTTATCTGAGATTTTCCAGTCTGGATTACCGCCGGAATTGGCAATCTCAATAGTAACGGCTTGGAAATCATTATCAGCGGAAGAGGATGTCCATGCTCTTCTATCCTCAGGAACGTACATCCCGATTTTTCCATCGGAGTCGATTCCATAGTTGGCGGAACATTGTCGCGTTCTGAAAACGTTTCCCATCGCTTCAAGCGAAACATTCACCGCGGCAGCATGATGAGGCGTTATCTTTACGATTTTACGAGACCCTCGCTCATCATAGAACGGAGACAACATCGTCATAGAAATGAGATTACTGTTGCTCATCTTCAATCTCCTTTGGTACTTCAGGAAGTCCGGCAATACTGGTAAGCAAGGAAAGGATTCCAGCCACCAGAGAGACCGAACCAACATAGATCCAATTTACTTCTTCCAATCCCATCCCGACTGCAATCATACCGACAGCCGTTTGAGCGATGGTTTTCAATGCGCGGATTCCTGCCGCTTTAAACCAATTTTTCCAGTACATGAGTTTTTCTCCTTATGATGAGTACACAATGACGTATTTATACGTCATGCTTGGAACTAAACCATATGAATTCGCTTTTACCAAGTAATTAATGGTTGTGCTACTTTTAAAAACAATACAGGACTGCGCCCCAGATGGGTTCTGCGAAGACTTGGCGAAAGTATATGTTCCGCTTGCGGCAGATGCGCTTCTTCCGTAACTCGTATTGGTAGACGCAGAACTTTTATACGTCGCGCAACAATAGCACGAGTCTTTTGTTGCGTTCTGATTGTATACTGGCGCTTCCGACGGGTACATTTTAGAGAACGACCACTCGCCAACGGCATATCTGTTAACCATGTCGTACCACGTTGTATCTCCCATAAGTCCGTCTTTGATTGTAAAGAATCCCATTACTGGATATCCCGATCCTGTATATGAAAGGCTAACCGATCCGATACCACCCGCTGTTGAGCCAGTCGTAAATGTTCCAGTTATTACGTTTGAAGCTCCGCCCGAAACATTAACAGTAACAGGACTATAGCCATCGACTCCGCCAGAGGCGGTATATGTGCCGTTCTGAGTGACTGATAAAGATTGAATGTTCCCACCGCCACCTGAGCCTGTGCCTGTAAGCTTTACGCCGTTGACGTATGCGGTTTTTCCTGAAAGGATATCCGAGGCGGTAGCGTCTGCGTCAGAGCTGTCAACGAAGGAATGATAAACGTCGTTTTCATCGGGAACGGAGATTGACGGAACGTTTTGAAATAATGCCCCTGCAATCTTAACACTTTGCGCCATATTTCACCTCACGAGATCGAAAGAACCTTTGTTGTAGAATCCTGAGAGATAACAGGAATCTGAGCAGAACCAGATACCCCGAAGATTGTTTTGCCGTATACGATATTGGATGCTAACAAATTAGCGTCTCCCGAAATGGTCTGAGTACCTGTCAAGTATGTTCCCGAAGAGATGGTCTGATTCGAGGTCGTAGGCGTGTATGTCGTTGCGCCTTTTGTTGTGACGGATGCGGTCAAGCTTACACTTGAGTTCCCCGCCGTGCCACTTGAAACATAACCCGCCGAAACGGACGGAGTGACGGAGACCGTCTTCGATAAAGTGATGGTGTTTGTTCCTGAACTTACAGAAGCACTCGTTCCGCTGATTGAAGCGGGAGCAGTAGCAGAACCCGCCGAAACGGCTTTTGTAGCTTGTGAAGCATAATATCCAGACGGAACGGTCACCGTGTCACCGCTTGCGGACAGGTCTGCGGACGTTTTTGTAACGATCGAACCTGTGATTTTCGTTCCGCCTGCGTAAGCTGTTACCCCGTTGAGCATCTGTCCGCCACCGCTTAAGGTAGCGTCAGAGGTGTCCATGAACTTTGCTGTCCCACCACCTTGAAGCGGGATATCGACCTCAGGAACGTTTTGGTATACCACGTTGCGAATGACTACATCTTGAGCCATGATTATCTCCTTAGAATACTGTTAGAATTCCACCGCTATAAGAAATGCGGCCATAGTTTGTCGGAATCGGATTGACAACGACGTCTTCCACCACCGTCAATCCATGAGTTAAGAGCGTTTGAGTCTCCTCGGAGGGAGTGACCTCGGTCGCTCCTGTGTATGAAGCAGGGTAAATAGGCATATATGACCCAGCGTTTCCATCGATCTGTGTCGTCAGGCTTGCTTGGCCATCAATCTTATAGGAAAGATTTGTCTCCCCGCCGATGACGACTCTGTCATTCATTTAGATTACCTCGCTTACTCCTGAAGATACGACACCGATGTTAAACGGACTGGATGCCCCACGTACGCCATTGGCAAGCTTCCAATCACAAAATACGTTAGCAGTCCAACAGTTCAACGAAAGCGTGTCAGTCTGAGACAATTGCCAAGATATCGTATGAGCTGCCGTCGTCGCGTCTTCCAGATCCTTTGTCAATATCGTCGTGCCGTTCTGCTTTATTGTGAGAACGGCGACCGTGATATCGGATACGTTAACCTCGGAAAAGGTGAAGATAAGAATTGGCGTTGTTCCTCTTATGATTTCCATCAGGAGACCTTCCTTTCTAAGTCATCGATCCTTTGTTGGCATCCCTTGATTCTCTCATCAAGAAGAGCTTGTCCTTCTTCTAGTCGAAAGGTGCGCTCAATGACTTGGTTGTGTCTGTCGACTTTTTTTTCCAATTGCTCTAAGCGATACTCCGCCACCGCTGCCGCTTTGCGATTTGAAATGTAAACCGCCAAGAATGAAGCGATGCCGGAAATAATCGCAACTATAATTGCTTCTGTCATCTTAAGCCACCCCATAAACTCGTATTATTTTTCCAGTCGAGGATCTGCTTCTGTATGTGATTACAACATTATTAGAACCGCTGGTTTTTAGATAGAAGGAATAGAAATCGTTCTCGTTGTTGATTTGATACGCCGTATCTGAAGAGATAATTGCCGACGTTGGGATCATCATGCAGATGGTCGGATCTCCAGTGATTGCAACGCCATAGATCAGAAGCAATCTAAACTTCTGCGCTCCGCTTAGCGTCTGGTTTCCTGTCGTGATTTCTCCGCTGTTAAGTTGCTTCACGCTGAGGTTAGAAAAGATATCTGTTCCGTCTGCGTAAATCATCCATTTGCTCATAGAATCGGAATAGATGCCGTGATTTGTTCCACCAGTTCCGACAATCATCGAGATGGCCGCTCCTGTGTCGCTTCTCTTTGCACCGACTCCAGCTCTCTTGGACGATTCTCCGTGAATGGCCTGAATGCCGTTGTCGCTTGCGTTCGCGTATTTGCCATTTATCGGTACGGAGTTGAAATCGGCATTGTTTCCGTCGATGTATACCGTAGATCCATTGCTGTCTCTTCTGAATCCGATATATTCGTCGGTTATGTCTGTCCAATGCGTTGATGAACCGTGTTTATGTAAACGAACGGCATAGACGTCGTTTTCGTCCATTCCGACGTTCACTCTATTCGGGTATATAAATGTTCTAGTTGATGCGCCCTGCGGTGTTCCGTTTGCGTCTGTAAGGCCATTGGATACTCTTATAACTCCGCCATCCTGCGCGGATTTATATGCGCTTATTCTCTGTCTCCACGTTCCATTGTCGAGACCTCTGATATCCATATAGGATGACATGATCTCAAGAAGCGTGTTATTATCGTTGCTATACGACTGAACCTTATGCGCTATCAGGTTAATAACGTTAATAACAGATGCGTCGAACGTTCCGTCAATTGTCCATGCAGAATTGAACGGCCCTTGGTATCCTGTGGTAGAGAATCCAATGCCGTTCTGGTTCATTCTTATGACGTTTGTGGCGGTCGCCGTGTCATCGGTGTCCATGATAAGGATCTCTTGAGGCTGACCAGCTGAATTTGTGGTAGTTCTTACATAGCCACCTAAACCACCATTGATCAACTCGGTGGCGGTCTGGACTGCCTTCTCGAAATTGGTCTGTTGCGAGACGATTTCTTGAGTCTGGTTCGCTAACGTTGTGGAAAGTGAAGATTTAACCGAACCGATGTGGATTGAATCGTATCTTTCCGCGAGAACGTTATATCTGATAGAAATGACTTCAGCCGATGCCTGAACACCTAACTTTTCAAAGAAGACCCCAACGGTATCGCCTAACTCAACGTTTTCCAATGTATGGCCTTTGTATTCCTCGGTATCACTTAACGGAATAAAGGACACATCCAAGGAAACATCAGGAACGCCGATGTTGTTTTCTGTTATGTATGCGTTTCCGGCATCTCTTAATTCTTGCTCCGTCGGGATCGCGTTGAACTTGTCAGACAAATCAACAGGAAGCGTTCTCTGGTATGGGAAATTGGATGCGTTTGCACTATGCAGAACCTTTTCTGTTAAGGTTAAAACATAGTCGTCGCTTTGATAGTATGGGCAAATCCCTGTGTAGGTATTTTCAATCGATTCTTCTTGTAATAGATCTGTTAGGTTCTTGCCATACCTTATAACCACGCCGTTATTCGTTCCGAGGTGAGCCTTTAGAGATACGTTCCAATTGTCAAACTCGTATTCGCCTTTGAATCTCTGAAGGATAGATCCCTCTTCGCCCTGAAGGATTCCTCTGGCCGATGTCGGAACGATAGGAGATTTCCAGTTTGCCGTAATGGTCTTATTCGTTGAGAAAGTAAACGGACACGTTTCCGCTGCATTGGTTGAAATCTTGCTTAACGCATCCGAACACGAGGTTGCCGTGTACGGCATGACTGGAATGTAGCTCAACTGATATGATATGTGTTGCGCGTTGACCGTCACCAATCCATCGATAGGCTTGGATATCTTATAAATGCGAAACGCCTGAGGTGAACGAGCTGGCGAAGGCTTGGCGACGATGATTCTGGAAATCTCGATCTCGTTGAATCTTAAGTCATCAACAGGAACAACCATCTCCAATTCAAAGATGCCGTTGACTTCCTGTTCAACGAAACATTCAGTTGCGCCCAACCTTCCCAGTCCGTTTGTCGTAAACGTTGTAGCGTTCGCGTTAAAAATAATTGGTCTCATAAAGTCCACCACCTCGGCTTGATACCGACCTCTGTGAATGTATTATCAAATGTGATTGTTGTCTTGCCGGGAGGAAGTTTCGGGAACACATTATTATTCAAAGTCAGATAGGAGTTTCTGTTTGTGTAGTTAGACATTCGGCAGTCCATTTCATCGCAATCCGTATAAACGTAATACGTGAAGGTGTTCTGGCCTATCGTGATGGAACAGGAATAATTACCATTCGTGAATGTAATCGTTCCGTATCCCTTGGTTCTGATATTCGGCAGAGCATCATACAGATAAACGTTATCGAGCTTGTCTCCTGTGGTTAAGGTTATATAGGACTCGCCAGATGTCATGAATCTTTGAGGCATACAATCGAACCTAACGGTAAATGAACCAGTATCGTTCACCCACTCAATAGATGAAATATCAAGGCCGCCCGAAACTCTGGCCATTCTGTATTCATTCGGCCTATAGGTGTCTTCCAGTCTGAAGTATCCAGCTTTGCTCAATAATGTTGCTCTGAACGAGTCATAATTGCTTTTGAATTGCTTTGGTATAAAACACCGATAATAGACTTCTGAATTGAGCCATCTTCCATTGGATAAAGTTAAGTCTCCGTTTCGGCCAGGAATCGCAACCGATTCAACGTCTGGTTCTGCTCCGCCCCATCTTCCGTCTCCGTTTATCCAAATACCCCAAGTTGTGGAAGCCGTGCCGTCGATCATGAAATAGTTTTGAAGTGCGTTGCTCATCTCTGAACGGCCACCTTTCTCAAGTATTTGGAATTGATTCTTTGTTCTACGGCCTCAGCGATCTCATT